GATGGTCCAGCTTTCCGGGCCTTCGCCCACGAATTCCAGCGGTGGCCGAATGCCGAGAACCGGCTTTTCGGCAAAGCCTGCCTCATGGCCATGGCCATAGCTGTTCGTGTTGAAGGGGATCACTTTGAGCTGCACCGGTCCCAACATCATCAGCATCACGCAAACCTCATGCCTGTATCCGCAAAGACGCCGCGGAAAGCCTCGCGCAGTTCGCGGCGCATCTGCTCACCGATGTCGCGCGAGAGCTGCGCAGGATCGACGCGCTCTGTGGTGTGGATGGTCGGCGCAATGCTGATCTGCACGTCGATTTTCGGAAACGACGCGCGCGACGCCCTTTGCGCCGCCGCCGGTGCATCGACCGCATCCGTTGTGCCGACCCGCAACTCTGGCCCCTCGATTGCATCTGCCTCCGACGCAACAGGCGTTGGTGTGACCAGCTGCGGCCCGATTGACTGGACAGCCGCAACCGCTGACGGCAGTCGCTGGATTGCTGCAACCACATCTTGGATTGCGCCAAAGGTGTTGACAAAGCCCGACCGCGATGGCGTGACCAGCTCTGGCCCCTCCTCACCCACCAGATAGGTGCCGTCCCGGCTGACCGGGCCACCACCGGCACGGGCACCGTCAATCTCCGGCACCGATGGCACGCGTGCAACCGCACTGCCTTCCGCGGCAGCCATTTCAGCGCGGAGTGCCCGCACGCGATCAAGTGCTCGGTCGATGGAGGCAGCGTCAATCTCGGGCGTGGTCTCCGTTTCCCCGAGAATGCGCAGTGCCACTGTCACCTCATCCGCGCGGGCACGACCCGCATCGAGATCCGCTTCGACGCCAACCAGCTCTTCCTGCAACTGTCTCAGGTTGGCCCGCAACGGCGCGGCCAGCGTTTGGCCCATCGGCCCGTTTTGATCAATCTGGTTGATCTGCGCCTGAATGCCCGCCATTTCTCCGCGCAGGTGTGCGGCGTAGTCTGACAGGTCTTGCAGATACTCCGGCGTTGGCAGATCCCCAGCCGCGCGCGCCGCCGCCAGCGTCTCAGCCGCGGAGCGCTGGTCCACCGGCAGACTGTCAAATTCCGCCTGACCCGGTGGCGTAGGGATCTCTGGCGGCGTGACCTCCTCTTCCCCCATCATCCAGCGCAGCCAACGCGGCGGCTCGCCAAAGCTGATCAGGCTGGACAGATCAATGCTGCCAATCGCGTCGATGATACGGCCCGGAATGCCCGCGACCCAGTCGATGAACTCCCCAAACCGCTCACGGGCCCCGTCCCAGATCGACTGGATCAGGCCACGGCCTGCCTCAACCAATGCACCAGCCGCCTCACCGATCCGGGCAGGCAAGCCAGCAAACCAGCCGATGATGTTTTCGGTCACCTCCCGCGCCCGTTCGGTGATCCGCGCGATGTCTTCCTCGGACAGGGTCTCGCGGGTGAACAGACCCGAGAGCAACTCGCCAAGACCCGACAGCTTTTCACGCACCCAATCCCAGGCTGCACCGAACCCATCGACCAGCGGCGTCAGAAAGGACAACTTTTCACCAACCCAGTTCAGCCCCGGCTGCAGCGCTGCGCTGATCGCCTGGCCCACGCCGGTGAAGATCGCGCTGATCCGATCCCAATAGCGCCAGATGGCAATGCCAGCTGCGGCCACAGCAGCTGCGACCACCGCGAACGTGCCCCAGACCGGGGCCGAAATCGTGGCCACGGCCGCGCCGATCGCCGTAATACCCGATGACAGGGCGGCGACACCGGGAACCGCCAGCGCGATCCCGGTGAGCCCGGCACGCAAAAGACCAAGCGTCCCGAGGGGCTGGCCAGACATCGCAGCAAGGGCGGTTTGCAGGCCGATCATGGAACTTGCCGCTGCGCGCGCGCCAATCGCGGCGCGCCCGATGGAATTATAACCGGCCGCAATCAGCGACAAGACACCCCCGCGTCCCAGAAGCCCGGCAAAGCGCAGCGCCGCCATGGCGCCTTTGAAGGCGATCACCGCTGCCGTCGCACCGACCACCGCCAGTGTCACCTCCGGATAGGCATTCGCCAGATCTGCCAGACGGGTGATCAGCGGCGTGACGGCTTCGGCGAGCTGCGTGATCGCGGGCATCAACGCATTGCCAATATTGATCTGCAGCTCTGTCAAAACGTTCTGGAACCGCTGCATATTGGCCTGGAACGTGTTGTTGCGGGCTGCAAATTCAGCAAAGGCAGACCCCGCATAGGTCGCGCGATCCCCCACCATGCCGAGCGTGTCCTCGACAAGGCCAAGGTTGGTCAGCAGCGGTCCAAGCGCGCGGGCCTCATTGCCGAAGAGCTGCGACGAGATCGCCGCGCGTTGCTCGGCAGGCAACTGGCCAATGCGCCGAAGCACGTCGATTGTGGTCTCGACCGCGTTCTCCTGCATGGAGCGGGCGGTATCTTCCGCGTCGATCCCAAGGGCTGCGAAAGCGCGGCGCTGTCCGGCGGTGGCGGCCTCGCCTTTTGTGAGCGCCGCCCCCATGTTTCGAAATGACGTCGCAGCGACCTCGCTGGTCGAGCCTGCTGCCAGCATCGCGGAGGCGAAGGCGGACGTTTGCTCGGCCGTGAAGCCGAACATGGTCGCCTGCGCACCCACACGCTGGACCACGTCCAGAATGTCCGCAGCACTCGACGCCTGGCTGTTGGACAGATGGTTCATCGCATCAGCCAGCGACACCGTCTCGTCGATGGTGAGCCCGAGCGCCGTCATCAGGTTGGCCATCGAGCCACCCGCCTGCTCGGCGCTGATATCAAACGCCACCCCAATCCGGGCGGCGGCATCGGTGAAGCGGATCAGGTCCTCACCCGAAATCCCAGCCTGACCGGCCGCAGCGGCAATATCCGCCAGACCTGTCACCGCGATGGGAATGTCGCGCGACAGCGCGAACAGGTCCTGCTGGAACTGCGCAAAGGCTGCAGGGCTTGGAAAGTCGACCACCTTGGCCACATCCGCCATGGCGCTTTCAAAATCCGACGCGGCCTGGATCGGCGCGCCAATCGCGCTGCGCAGCGCGTAGAAGCTGGCCACCGCATCAACCAGCCCGCCGCGCGCGTCAGCCAAGGCGCGGTTGTTGCGGGTGATGGCCGCGTTCAGGCGGTCCCCAAAGGTGATCGGCTGGCCATTGGTCTCACGGACCGTGTTCGAGATACCCGCCAGCGCATTCGCCGCCCGACGCGCCGGGCTGGTCACCCGGTCCAGCAGTTCGATGACCAGTTGGGATGTGAGCTGTGTCATCTGGTCACCTCATCTTCGCAGCACGCGCGGGACAGCCTCCACGGCGTCGCGTCACCTCATCTTCGCCGCCCGCGCGAGACGCCGGGCCTCGGCGTGCCAGAGCACCACCTCGGACCACTCCATCTCTTCAAAACCCGTGAGCGGCGTATTCAGCCAGTGGGCGGTTTCGGCAACGACCGATCGCCAGGAGGCGAAGCCGTGCCCTTGGGGAAAAAATCCGCAATCACCTCCGACAGCGCGGTGAAGTCGTCGGTATCGAGGTCCTCGATCATCTCGACCGGATAGCCCGTCAGCGCCGAGGCCATGACAATGCCCTGATCCAGGCGGTCGGTGATGCCGTCGAGCGCCGCGTTCATCCGCTTGAGGTCTTTGACCTTCGGCTTGGCCATGCGGATCTCGGTGATTTCGCGGCCCTCGAAAGTCACCGGCGCCGACAGGGAAACGGTCTTTTGTTTTGCTCTATCAGACATGGGTCACCTCAAAAGCCGTTGGGAAGGCGCAGAATGGATCGCTCGTCTGCATTTTGGGACGTGCCGTTGACGCGCCAGTCGGTGGTGAAAAAGTCCCAGTAATATTTCTCGGCGCCCTCGAAATAGAGCTCGTAATGCAGGATTTCGTTGATGGCGTAATCAAAGCCCTGCAACTCGCCGCGCTGGAACGCCTCCGGATTGGCCGTGCCCAAACGCCCCTCCAGCACCGCCTTGGCCTCGATGGCCACGCCATTGCGCTTGTCGCGCACCGAACCGTAGGCGGTGAACT